GGCAACAACGGCCACAGGCGCTGGATGGAAAAACCCCCAGATAGTACGAAGCGAAAAGAAAGCAACCACAAAAAGCGCCACGATCCCAAGCCATAGCCTAGGATTATTGAATATGTTTTGACGACTATCAACATTGACCATCTTGCCATCAGCGCCACCCTTGAAACTGCTGTACAGCGGAAAAACCTTTTTATCGTAACGACGAACCCAAGAACCAATTAACGAACCCTTGACCATTTTGGAGCCTTCCCACATGGTCACACTGTACGTATTGCCCATGCCCAGGGAAACTTTCTTGTGAGTACGGAAGGAGAAAGCTACAACCGCTTTTATCGACCGGTGCAGTGTCCCCATATCCTGAATCATCATTACCAAATCGCAAGCAATACCGGTATCTGGATGAGTGAAATGGCCGTGCTCAAGAAAGAAAGATTTGTGATTTTTCAGAATCTTTTGATCCGATCCCCAGAAACGCCAAGCCTCATCGATACAAACTAAATCCCCTGGTTGAACTATAGTGTCCGTATGTTCGCCCCTATGGTCATCAAAATAAGGGAAAAAATCAGCCTTAAAAACATCCTCATTAACAACGTGAAAAACGTGGCCGAGTTTATCAATATCGATTTTGCGCTTCTCTGCGACATATTCCCGAACCAAATCATTCGAGATTCCATCAACGTTAGTAACAACGCGGCGACCCAAGGCGATAGCCTCAACGATCACTTCTGAAACAACCTCATAACTTTTGCCGGAACGCATAAGGCCGGTGTAAACATTAATTGGCATTGAAATCCCTCCCCTATCCAATCACCGGAATGCGCCTAATAATGAACCGAGTGACAAAAGCCGCTAAACCCGTTGAAAAACCCATTGAGAAATTAAAAAGATCGAGGAAATACCAAACCCCCGCAGGAATACCACCAAAAACACCATTTAAAGACGATGCAGTAGGAAGCAAGCTAGAGCTAACCAAAACTTGAATAAACTCTGTTGTGATAAAGAAAAGGCCAAAAAACAACACAAACTTAACAATGATCGACCGAAAAACAAATCCAAGTACAACATTAAACGCAGACGTTAAAATCCCAAACATAAAGCCCCCTTAAGCCCTTAAAACAATGAAAAGACCTACCATTGTCCAAACCAAAGCCATCACAGCATAAAGCGTATCGTGAACGGCGGGAGCATCAAGCAAATCACAGTGGCCGGATAAGGTGAGAGTTTGCCCCCAAACCGAAGCCGTAGGACGTGGACAAGTTGACGTGTGAGAAGGAACCACAAACGATTTAAGATCAGGCATCAAATTCAAAATCGGCGTAAGAATAGCGGTTGCAGTCGGAGTTGTTTCAAGCCCAGGCGCAGCAATACCAGGATTAGGGCCAAGATCAACAGTAACGTTTGTTGTTGGCGTGGGCGTAGGTGTCGGTGTAGGCGTTGGCGAAACGGCAGGAGCGGGAAGCGTAACCGGTTGAGCCATCGGATTCAGCAGATCAGCAGCATTAGGAAGCTGGTTCGTCATCGGATTTTGCATTTGCCAAGCCGAAACATCAGCAGAAGTCACAGGATCAGTAAGCGAATAAGGCAAACCAGAATAACCAGGCTTAGCGGCAGCATTCTGAAAAGCCTTGTCAGCAATAGCGGCCACGGTTTGAGTACTTAAAGGCGTTGTAAGAGCAGAATCAGGAAGAGCGGCAACAGCGGCATCAAAAGATTCATGCGTAGTCCTCGGTGTAATCGGTTGAGCCACATACGCAGGATTAGCCTTTGTATATTTTGTAGCATAAGTGGGCGAAAGATTAGGATTATTCAATGTGTAAGAATAACCAATTTGCCCTAAACCGTTATTAACTTGTTGCACCATAGAAAGACTACATCCAGCACACCCATTTAAAGCTTCAGCTGTAACAAGAGGCAACAAATCACCATAATTACGAATAGCATGAGTAAGGCCATCGCCGCCCCAAATCGGGCCATATTGAGAAGGAACATCCGAAGCAAAAGAACCCGTATAAGGAACACAAGTTGTATCGCCAGGTAAACAAACAACATCAGGCGTTCGAGTTTCAGATGAAACGGCAACCGTACTTAACTTAGGATCAACACCAGGAGTAACAAGCCCTGTTCCACCCGCAGAATTACCCGTCAATAACGTATAAGCACCGAAAGCAATAGCCGCGATCCCAAGGCCGACCGCAATACTGGCCCAGGCAGGCAAACCAGCCACACCTGCAACGGCCATACCCAAACCGGCGGTAGAAGTAACGACCGTAACAGCATCATTTACAGAAACAGAAGCGGCAGCAACAGTAGCCGCAAATCGTGGATCATTGGCCGCAAAACCAGCCCGCACAAGCTTTTGTTGAATAGCACCAGAAACGGCGGCGGCCATTTTAGAAGCGGAGCCCACAACAGAAGCTTGAACCTGAGCTTGGGAAAAAATAAAAACCAACAGAACAGCAAAAAATCGACGCATGAAACCAACCCCTTTACTTTAAACCCTCAACAACCGCCCAGGCCGAAACCAAGCCCCAAGCGAAAACAAACAAATACCAAAGATCGTTAATCGTCATAAAAACATCCACTCCAAAAAAAAAAGGGAGGAGCCAAAAAGACACCTCCCCTTTACGATCAGTAATAAATTACCTGCTACGCAACATCGATAAACCAATAGAAGCGCCTTTAACCGCAACATAAACAACGGCCAACATACCAGCGATAGCAAGAACCGCAACTGTAACCGTGCCAAAATCAACGGCAGAAGTTAAGCCGGACATATCAGGGCCAACAGCAAACGCAGAAACAGGAGCTAAAACAGAAACTAAAACACCAGCAATTTTTTTCAACATGGTAAACATCCTTACAAAAAAACCCGGAAAACGCCGGGACGGTTTTTAATCAGGTACGACCCCGAATAAAATTAATGACAACACCAGACGATCTGGCGACCAAAAATAAAGCAACAACAAAAGTAAAAGATAATGTCCAGAGACCGGCAGCATAAACATAATCAAAGGGCCCTAAAGAAGCTTCAATACCAGCGGCCATACTTGAATCAAGCACGTAAGCCGGAACAACCGCGATAGTTTGATACTGTGTAGAACCGTTATTTAGGTAAGCGGGGCAGGCCTCAAGAATCCAAGCAGAGTTAGGAGCCGAAACACTATCCACACAAACCAAAACACGTTGAGTTGTTCCGGTCATTGTTTAAGCCGAAGTCTTATTTTGCGAAGACTCAAGGCCGATAATAACATTTCGCCCCTCACGATCCAGCGAAGTAATAAGCTCCATTTGAACGGGGGAACCTTTAAAAGATGAATTAAATTGATTCTGAAATTGGGTCGCAAACGATGAAGCAACCGACAATTCAACCGCACTAAATCCCTCGCCGCGTGATTGAAAATTGGAGTTCTCAACATCGGTAAACGGCATTAAAACCAGTGCGCGAGTCATTGAATAAGGTTGTTGTGAGGCTTTAGCAATGCCCGTGTTAGTAAATGCAGCAGCAACTATAAATTTCATATGGATTTTTCCTGATTAAGTATGAAAGAAGGTTTGGGTAAAACTCGGCGGAATGCCAACGGTGGTGGTGAATCATCCGGCATCAAACCCAAGGACTGACGCCAAACTCGATTAAATTGATGGAGGTTTGAGCTGACGGCTTGCCACTGCTCAAGGGTGTGACCTTGGTTCAGATAAAACGCCTTAATGGCTTGATGATTTCTTGAGATCAAAGCGAAAGCTTCACGATTGGCAGCAAAGGAAGCGTGAAACGCTTTATCGTTAAGCCCCCAGCCGGGAACGGTTTGAGCTTCAAGCGCAAGGACACGGGTTAAGTCTTTAGGCGACATATGCGCCTTGGGATTCGGCGTAACCATTAATTTTCCTCCGTCCAGTCAACCTGTGAGAAAGAGCCGGCGTTTCGTAACGGTTGCCCCTGATTTAAGTCGGCGCCGGTAGCATTTCGTAACGATTTTATTCGGGACTGTTGACGATTCCTTTCCGCAACCGAATGAAGCCCCGCTTTAGTAAGACGATGATTCGATTGCCTGCAGGCGTTAGAACAAAAAACAGGTGTGCGGCCGGAACCTTTGCAAAACAGGGGGCCAAAGCAATACCTACATGAAGTCATGAGTTAAGCCCCCTGCCCTATGCCGCTATCAAACCGCGCTCATAAGCCCATGTGGGGATAGCGACCGGCACGGCTTCTATAATGCGCATTAGCGGAACAACGTTGTTATGTTCGGGTTCAAGGTGCATGGCGGAAATATCCACGCCGTACTCAAGCAAGGCTTTACGATGCCGGAAATAGGTAGTTTCAGAAAGAAGCTGGCGGAGGTCAGCACCTTGCCGCCAGAGTTGGTAAGTCCCCATCAAAGTACGAGGCATTTTTAAAAGTTGTTCATCAATTAAGGTAGCTTGTGTAGTCATGTCAATTTTCCCCAAGTAGTCATTGAATAGTTGATTGATAAGATCAGGGGTTAGGTGGTAGCCGTGGGTAATTCCGTGCTTTTCAAGTTCCTTGGAAAAGATGCGCAATTCAGCGCGAAGCTTGCCTTGAATGAACTCTTCAAGGCCGATATTTTGAAGGTAGTCGGGCAGCAAATGAGACTTGCCCTTAGCGAGCATTTCGCGCGCTTTGTTGTAGAACTTTAACGCCCAGCGCCGAGAATTCTTGCCAAGGTAAACGGTGCCTTTATCGCGTGTGCTGCGACCGTGGCGAGAACGCGCGCGCATTCCGGCAGCATGTAACCAAGCTTCAACACTGGCATCATTGCCAACGTCGTAAAGTTCGTTGATGTCTAACATCTTAACTTTGTAGTCGCCCTTCTTAATCTTGGCTTCAGTCAATAAAGGGCTTGAGCAACCGTGCAAATGCTCAGCATGTAGTTCGTAGACTTTGCGAAATGACAGCAGCAACAGCGTGTTCAAATCGCGGGAGCCAAAAACGTTATGCCCCTGTAAGAACTTGCACAAGTTGCCGTCAATCATTAAAGCGGTTGCCCTGCCCTCACCATTACCGCCAGTTGATTTGATCTTGAGGCTGGTTTCATGGCTGGAGCGGCAATCTATCGATTTAACACATTCCCAGGTAATTTCTCCGCTAGCTTCAATAGATAAAACACGACCAGCCGGTATGGGGTCGTGTAGGAAATCTATTTCGCCGCGAAACCAATCGATCATGAAATTAATTAAAATATTATGTAAGTTTAAAGTTGCATGTAAACTGAGAAATTACATGTCAGTTAATGAATTACATGTAACTTTACAAATTACATTGCAACATGTCAATAACAAAATTACATTGAGGTTATGAAAACGATTAAAAATTACATAGAACAACTAAAAGAACAGTACGAACTGGATAGCTACTACAAAGCTATGCAGTATTTAGACATGGACAGGCAAGCGTGGACTAACATCCAGAAAGGAAGCGGAATATCAGAAAAAAACGCCATGAGACTTGCGCAGGCGTTAAAAATAGATCCAATTGAAATAATGGCAGTATCAAACGCACTCAAAGCGAGCACAAACGAAATAAGGGATGTTTGGCTAAGACTAGCCAAAGAAAAAGAAGAAGAAAGAAAGAAAAGAACACATTGACTGTCAAAAATGGGAGTAAAGGACAGTACTACTTACCCCTGTCCTTGCGCTTGTTGAGAATCGTTCTTAATTAAACACCAAAAACAACACACACGAAGCGGTTCAATTAAACCGCTCAACACGTAAGGAATACTAATGAAAACTTTCAGATCAAATATCGATCAAGATAACCGCCCGGTTCTTTTATTTTTCCATTGTGTTTTTGATGGTGACGAAACAATCGAACATTACATGCACGAATTTGACCATGAACTATATCGTTCACTTCCCAACCTGTACGCGGTCTGCATCGCAGAAACAAAAAAGGAACATAAAAAGTTAACAGCCGGTTTCTTCATAAAAACCGACTACACGCACCATGACAGCGAGTTCATGGGCATACTATGCAAAGCAATTGACCTTATCCCAAGATTAAAAAAACGCATCAATGAAAACTCTAGTTTGATACCTATACGCTTAGGTATAGATCAGGAAGAAATACCACCTACCGAACTAGAAATGCTAGAAGTAATGGTCACACAAAACCTAAAAATCAGCGTTGGTGGCATAGCTTAAATCTCTAACGACTTTATCGGCAGATCAAAACAGACGATATTGAATTATTGTAAAAATCAGACTTCGCATAATGCAGCCTATGCAAAAAAGCCCCGGTGGTTCTTCGATTTTCCACCGGGGCTTTGATACATAAGCTGCGTCACATTATGCGAAGTCTTGGGTTGAGATAAATCAGGTCGGTTCCGGCATCGTTTCGTCACGGTAATGGCCGCAACATCTCAAGGCTGGTGTTGATGCGGTCATTAAAAGCAAAAGCGCTCGCCGCATGGCAATCCCCCGGAGCTGCTGCACAGCTCCAGGAGATCACCATAAGCTTATCTAGGTGAAAAATCATGGCTTGCGTGATGGGGTCAAGGGTTCGCTTCGCCATTAGAAAAATAATTTTGGAAACGCATCAAAATTATTTTCCCAATGCCCCTGACTTTGTCTGTAAAACCATTTCGTTTAACACCAGAACTTTAACCCAAAGCGAATGGTTTAATTCAATGACTGACTGGCCGGATTCCGGTTTAGATGGAAATGGCACTGTTCTTTCATCTTCAAAGTAAAATTCTAGCGCCGTTTCTAAAGCGTCTTTACCCATTATCAATGCTTCTTCTTGGGTATCGGCCTGGGTTAACGCTTCGGGAATATCTGGAAAGCTAACAAAAAAACCAGCGTCCGTAGGCTCAATATTTACTGGATAATGCATATTTATAACCTCTAATCTTTTGGTCCTAAATGCTATAAAAAACATATCGTATCGTATTGTATCGTAGTAATATCAATACGATACAGTATGATAATCACCCTATTACGATAATTACCGTAATTATCCTTTTACTTTGTGTATAGGCAACAATTTTCGCGGGCGCGAAAATAATTATTTGGTCATGACCAATTTTTTCAGAAAAATACTTAGCATAACTCCACGCCCTGAAACTTCGTCCTCGTGCTTGCGCACTCCGGGCGAAGTTTCAGGGCGTGGGATTGGATACATCCCTTAAACCTTTGTTATTTGCAAGATCAAAATAATTTCAGACTCGCTCTTATCTTCAGTATGAGAAAAAAACCAATCGGGGATAAAGGAAAAACCGGCATCTGTCTCGGTTGACTTGGTTTCGTTCAAGCCGCCCAATATGATGACATCACCGGTATTCGTTGAAACGTTCGTTGATATTTCCCGTTTTGTCAGTGTTGGCGAGTTATTAACGCCGGTATTGGTTTGAACAAAGCTAGAAACTTGTTGATTGATTTTAAGATCAATTACCGATTCACGAACAGACGGGGTTAAATCGAACAACACGCCAGCGGAACGATACTGGACAGATTGAACCGCCTGCCCTGCCCCCTGGGGAAACGACAAAGCGCCCAGAATAGGCACATCCTGACCTATGGTGATATGTGCAGTTGAACCAGATAAAACCCGCAATGACGGCGAGGAAACGACCTTAAAGCGTGTATCGGTCGAAAGTGCCTGCATGACGGCATCGACCGAGACACCGGCCACGGGGGAACCCTTGTAATGCAAATAACTATTCATGGCCGCAGATGCAACCGGAACAATAGGGCCGCCAAAGCCCGTCATCAATGCACCGGAAAGAAGAGAAGCGGCCAGCTGTATACCGGTGCCTTGTTGATTGCCCGTGTTAACCTCGTAAAGCAAACCACGTACCAGCACCTCACCGCTTGACGTATCAACTTCGGCCAACAGTTTCTTAAGTTTTTCAATTTCCTTATCGGTGCCGGAGAAAACAAGCGTATCCGATTTTCTATCAACCATGGCAGCAGCGGAACCAGGTGGAACCATACTGTTATCTTGTTTTGATGATTCTGGGGCGTGCACGGTTCGTGAAGCGGTAAATGAACCCTTAAGCAGTGGAGAAAGTAAATCGGCCAAATACGAACCATCACGAAAACGAGGATGATAGACAAATGTTTCTTTCTCGACTTCCGGCTTCTCTACTTCTTTAACTTCCTGTTTAGTGCTAATCAGATCCACACCTGACACCGTTTTAATCTGGTAGCCCATCAAATCCAAAAAAGCCAAGAGGAAAGGCCGAACGCTACCCGTTTCAGAATTCCAACGGAAAGAGGCGGGGCGAGTATCGGCTATTATCGCCGGATCGAGAACGTATTGAGTTTTGACCACTTCGGTAAATATCACGCGCACAATCTCGGATACAGGAACAGAATCAAGCTCAAACGAAACGCCGCCGCCTGGGAGTGCCTTTTTGTGTTCAGCACCATGAACAGAGAAAGCCCCAAAAAAAGCCATCACGAGAATAAAGGCTTTCATTTTTTTACCCCTATGGAAGAACCAGAAAAAGACGTTACCTTGCTGCCGTCCACATCCCCAACCGAAGCAAGGCCAGTGTTATGAAAAACAGAAGGTGACTCAAAACGAACACGGCCAGAGGAACCCATAACAATCGAATAGGTCGCATTCGGCAGCTTTAGTTGTCCGGCATAACGCCAGGATTCAGAAAAAGCAGGA